TTTGTATTTGTATTTGTATTTGTATTTGTATTTGTATTTGTATTTGTATTTGTATTTGTATTTGTATTTGTATTTGTATTTGTATTTGTATTTGTATTTGTATTTGTATTTGTATTTGTATTTGTATAAATTTATATGTATAAAATTAATTTAATTTAAAATAAATAAAAGGTGTGGTTCTACACTTTTTTATTTTTTATTTTTTATTTTTATTAAAAATTATTACAAAAATAAATTTTTAGTAAAAATAATTAAATAAAATATAAATTTTAAGAAATTCAAAATTTATATTTTTCCAAAAAAAATTGAAATGCTTTTTTCAAAAAAAAATGAAGGTATTAAATTAATAAACATAACACAGTTCAAACTTATAAAACCGTTAACTTTAAAACCCTTTTAAGATTAAAATGTCCGCCGCTGCTAGATTTTACGCGATGAGAAGTTGCAATGACGACTACGTTCCCTTTACTCGTTCCACTTGTGAACCAAATGAATTAGAAAAGAAAAATTATACAAATGATGATATTATTACTACTCAATACCCCAACGCAAATATACAATTCCGCGAGTGCAAATATGAATTTCCTTGGATTGGATCTGTTGAACCTGACCCCAGATTAGAGGCGATTGACGCTAAATTAGAGGCGAACTACGCCGAATTTGAGAAGATGCTCAACGGGTCTGAAGATGATATTATCAGACCTGATTTCGATGATGATACTCAGATGATTCTCGAATATGTCAAAAGAAACAAATTCTTTGGAATGACTATTGCTGAAGCAGTTGACTACTTAAAGTCTTGTCATCATTGCGGAAACACAAATATTCGGTTTGGTGATGAATATTGTAATGAGAGATGCCAAGATTATTCTGTTGACTTTAGCTACCAGTGCTTCAGAGGCGCCGATTGTAAGGCTTGCGAGAATTACTATCGTCACAACTGTTTTATAAATTATTACTACAAAAAAGAGGTAGAGGAAGAGGAAGAGGAAGAGGAAGAGGAAGACCTTATATACGACGATAGTGGCGAGATGACGCCCCGAGGAAGAATTAATACAAATAATAACTACGATATCGATGACTATTATGAAGAGTTAAGTCTTAGTGACCGAAATAATGACTTTGAGATTAAAACATGCCGTGAATGCGATGAGTGTGGTGAGAAGTATGAGAACTTCATGAATAGTGCTGTCTGCGAAAATTGTTATGAAATAATTGTAAATATTGAATGTGTAAATATTGAATAAATTTATTGTATATAATTTGTATATTAACTCTTAATTAATTAAACTTAAAATAAATAAAAGGTGTCTTGTACACTTTTTTATTTTTTTACACCTGTAAAGTTGTATAATGAAATAAATCAAAATCATCAGCAAATAATATATTCATTTTTTGTATAGCAGTTTTTTCAAAAACAAAATTATCGCCTCCCTCTTTATTTGATACATTGACTTTTTTCGGAGTGTGTAGTATTTTGTCAAACCCTAAATGCTGTAATATATATATAAAATCATTTTCCAGATTTTCGAATCGACCTATTAAATCAACGCCGCAACTACCATCTACATCTTGTATTTGCGTTTTTTGACTCATAAATATATGTCCGTATTCTATGTCCGTAACATTGTATTTGTTTTGAGACAAATAAGTTGCAAATGTAGATTTTAAGTTAAATATTGTATCAAAATGTTTCCATCCAGATAACGCTCTTGTATAAGGATTACGTATAAAACAAAACTTTGTATATGTATTCCATTTTTCCTCTGTCATATTCATAACATTATTCAAATAATCGCTCGTTTTACAATAAACCAATAACCCTACAACTTTGTTAAAAAATGATGTATCGTATGTAGAATTGCCTGTTAAAACCAGTTTGAAATAACGACTCTGGCAAATGTTGTCATGATCTGGTCGCCGCTTGGCAATAAGATGTAAATAACTTATGAATCCGTAATATTTCACTAATGTTGGTCCAATATACGTACCCCCTGTTTTTGGAATATGTATAAAAATTGCTTTTTTTTGATGATTAATATAAATCATATTATTAATATTAATCTGGTTATATATTTTTTTCAATGTTTATACCTATTATTTCATTTATACCTATTATTTCATTTGATTATTTTATTGTAATATGTGTTTTTCTCTCTTCGTTCTATTTCTAAAGTATCTTTCTGTCTTGATTGAGACAAAATCAACAATTTTGGATTTACTATTACAACGGTGTTAGGAATCCTTTGTATATTTTTTATTTGATACATTTTTATAAATAATATACCAATTATATTATTTATATTTTTACGCTTTTTATAGTTTATAACTTTGAATCCTCTAACGCTAATTCGCTATTCTTCATATAAACCAACTCAATATTATAATCTATTTTTCGCAATTCATTTACTTGTTCCATTAGTAAATCCTTCTTTTTACCATAACTATTGTATAAATTTAACCATAATTCATTTTCTTTTAGTACATCACTAGAATTTGCTTGTAAATACTCTATAATAATACGCTCATACTCCAAAACTGCTTCAATTTGGTTAATCAACCATGTTGTAATTGGTGTCCCGCCAGTAGCGAAAGCGTACTTCGTATTTGACATAATATATTTTTGGACAAACTGCCAATGACCATTTCTAAAAAGATAAACCTCATCTACAATTTTCAATAAATATACCAACCCTTCATAGCATTTAGCGTCAGTTAGTTGTTTAAATAATGGATTCACTTTGTAATGATTTCTCAAATCAGTGAAAAAATTCTGAATACATTTGGGACGATATGTCCTCAAATCTAGCAAATACTCTGTTAACTTATTATCTGGATAATAATCTACGATACCACTAAAAATATCAATCATTGGAATAATATTATCTTGAGCGCCAGTTTGACCTCTGTATTGTTGTGGTTCATTATTAAAACAACTATCATACACTAGACCTTGACCGAATATTTTGTCATTACCTTTTATTCCCATTATGAAAATTCGGAAATCATTGTAGCGCTCGTGACGCGATGCTGACCACATGTCTCTTCTCCTTCGGTTCATTTCTTGCATTACACGACCACAAGTTTGTAAACTAGTAATGTCTCCACTATGTAAACCATAATCCATAACAGAACCAACTAACTGTGGTGATACTTCATTAATATATACGTGTACCATAATAAATCCAATTTCATCTGAGGTTCCAGTAAATTTACACGCCATATCCAAGTTTTTCCAATATAAATCACCATTTGGATCTTTTTTAACATAATTACCTAGCGAATAACTGTAGTGATAATCTAACCAAGGATATACCTCTAATTTATTACTTACCAATACAAGTGGTTCCGAAATGTTTTTAGGTAGTATTTGTCGCGCTACACCATAATTACCAGATTGTAGAAACTCTTGATACGCCTGTTCCAATGTGAATCCAGATGTTACAAATGTATATGCTCTGTATAACGCTTGTAAAATAAAAATATCGGTTTCTTTATTTATTAACTCAACATAATTTGGGATAAACTTAACCTTTTCAACAATTTCATCAGGAACACCTAATATGCCTTTTTTATCATTTGTACCTGTATTTTGAAAAACATGTAAATTGTTTATTAAATCTTGTAGTTCTTTATATTCATTTGGTAGATATTTTAAAGGTTCTTTTACAGGCAGAAAACCGTAATCTTTTGATACATTAAAAAATCCATCGGTATATTGTTTATCCCAGTAATTCATTTTCTAATATAATTTGTGTATTTGTTTTTAATTTATTTTTATAAATATTATAATTAAGAGAGAAATAGTATTAATTATATTTATTTTGCTAAATGATCTAATGCGGATAATAAAATCAACTCTTGGTCGGTCAATTTTTGGAATATTAAATTTTTATCCATGGATAATTGAAAGCATTTCGAATTATAACCAAAATTTTTACAAACTAAAAAAACGCCATCATCAGTTATTTTCATTTCGCAAAATAACGCACCCTTTTTTAAATCGATTATATCAGGGTTTTCAACAGGTATCCAACGAATATACGTACCATATTTTAAATCGCTCATTTCATCCACATATTTATAATTATTTAGTTTTTTTAATATATTTAATGTTTCATCTCTCGGTAAATGTAATTCTTTAATTATTTTCAAATTCATTTCTTTTATTTTGTCAGTCGTAAAATTCAATAGATTTTCATTTGTATCATCATCTAACGCTTTTAATAATTTATTGACATCCATATTGTATTATTTAAGTATAATAATATTTTTATTACATTTTACTATAATAAAAATATCTAATTTTTAGTTTTTGTTTTACCAAGATCCAAAAGCGCCACCACCTAAAACCGAGTTTGCTGCCATAGGTTCTGAACTAAAACCTTCCATACCTGGTGTAGCCGCACCAACCAAAGGTGTTGTTTGTTGTTGATACATATTGTCATAGTTTGGCAATTGTTGAGTAGATGTTGTACTGGAAGTGGGAAGAGAATTTATTGATGTGCCATCAGTGTAAGTAGGTTGCGTTTGAGGCATCATCATTTGACCTGTAACGCCTCCCATTTGCTGCTGTTGCTGTTGACCTGAAATAGGTTGAGAAACTTTTACTTTTCCATTTTTACCCTTCTTCTTACTGCTATCTGTTCCATTCCATAAATCCATAAGACGATCAACAATTATGCTAACCTTCTCTCCCAACTTTGTTTGCAAACTTAATGTAATCATCAAAACTGCTAAAATTATGAAAACAATATTAAAATCAGGGTATTTAACACCGCTATAGGTTGGGACAAATGTAATCATTCTATGAATAATCAACAAACCGATAAACATTACAATTATTTGGATTACTATTTCAGCAGACAATTCGAGAGAACTCTTTTTATCATCAGCCTCAGGAACGTAATTTGACATACTCTTATTCAAAAGTATAACTGGGATCAAAGCAATTATTGCGTATTGAACTATATTTAATATTTCGGATTTTGAATCGTCGTCAAAATTAAACACATGCTTAAAAAAACTTTTTGAATCGTCCATACTATCCATATTCTTATATATAAGGTATAAAAAGAAATTAAAAACAAATGAATCTAAATATTTATAAATGGAAAATCACGAAGAACAACAATACCTAAACTTAATCAAAAATATTCTTGAAAATGGAACGTGGGAAGAAGGACGAAATGGAAAAACCAAGGCTATTTTCGGCAACATGATGCGTTTCTCTCTAAAGGATGGAAAAATACCCATTTTAACAACCAAGAAGACTGCTTGGAAGACTTGTCTAAAGGAACTATTATGGTTTATTCGCGGCGAGACTGATAACAAGTTGCTACAAGACCAAGGTGTTCATATTTGGGACGGTAATTCGACTAGGGAGTTCTTGGACAGCAGAGGTTTGAATCATTATGAGGTTAACGAATTAGGACCGATATATGGCAGACAATGGAGACACTTTAATTCTCCTTATATCACTAAAAAGGATAAGAAGTTTGCCGAAAAATTGCCTGAAAATGAGAAAGCATATTATAATATAGAGGGTGGTGTTGACCAATTACAACAAATCATTGATGCTTTGAAGGATCCGGCGCAGCGTACTAGTCGCCGTCTTATAATGACCGCGTGGAATCCTTGTCAACTCGATGATATGGCGCTTCCACCCTGCCACATTTTATGCCAGTTTAATGTTCACGATGGTAACAAATTGAGTTGTATGATGGTCCAGAGATCAGTTGACACCATATTAGGTTTGCCTTTTAATATTGCGTCATATAGTTTTCTTACCCATTTAATTGCAAAACATTGCGGTCTTGAAGCATATGAATTTGTTCATTTTATGGGAAACTGTCATTTATATGAAAACGCTGAAGACGCTGCTAAATTACAAATTCAGAGGGAACCATATCCTTTTCCAACA